TGCACCAGCAAGAAGTATCAACTTCATCCGTCTAAACTTCGTTGCTACCCCAACCGGAGTAACTTTCGCAGAATTCGGTGGATAATACAAAAAATAAAGATAAATACAAAAGGAAAATCAAGGAGCAAATAAATGGCAGACTCATCAATCAATTCATTCATGTCAGCCTTCGACGGCGGTTCTAGACCAAATCTTTATTCAGTAACACTGGCTTGCCCAGTTGGTCCACTACCACAATTACAATTTTTCTGCAAGGCAGCAACACTACCTTCATCAATTCTTGGTGAAGTAAATGTTCCATACCTCGGTCGTATGGCAAAGTATCCCGGTGATCGTCAATTCGAAGATTGGACAATTGACATTATCAACGATCAAGGCATGTCTTTAAGAAATGTTTTCGAATACTGGAACGAATTATTCAATTCATATGCAGGTAACACCACAAGTTTCCCAAATCCTCGTGGTGCTTTCGGTTCTGCAACAGTTGCACAACTTTCTAGAAATTACCAAGTAGTTAAGTGGTATCAATTCTTCGATCTTTGGCCAGATAATGTCGCAGCAGTTCAATTAGGTTACGACCAAAATGATACTGTTTCCGACTTCCAAGTAACATTCAAATATTCATATTTCGTAACAAGTTCATCACCATTCCAAGTAAACGGTGCTACAGGTGTTGGTGCAGTTGGTCCAGGCGCAGTCGCTGGAGCAGGTGCAGCAGGATTCGGTATTCCAGGCTTCGGTGGCTTCAACAGCACAGGCGTTGGAGTAGGAGCAGGTAGTAACGGCAGCGGTGTTGCAGTCGGTGTAGGTGGTTCCGGCAACAGTGTAGGCGTTGCTGCCGGTGGTGGCAAATCCTCATTTGGTTTCGGCATAACTACTTCAAAGGGAAATAGTTTTGGATTCGGTCAGAGCGGTTGATTTGTTCGGTGTTCTTAAATAAGGATTTTTATTATGGCATTTGATTTATTTGGATTTACATTTGGCAAAAAAGAGAAACCACAGGATAAGGTAGAGTCATTCGTACCAAAGAATTTTGATGACGGTGCTACCGTTGTTGAAGCAGGGGGATTTCAAGGTTTTTACATTGACCTAGATGGTACTCTTAAAGTAGATTCAGATCTAGTACGCAAATATCGTGAAATGAGTCTTCATGCTGAATTGGATCAAGCAATTGATGATATCGTAAATGAAGCAATAACCGAAGACGCTAAGGGTTATATTGTAGAACTGGAACTTAACAAAGTTAATATTCCGGAAGAAATTAAACAAATAATGTATGAAGAATTTGAAAAGATTCTTCAACTTTTAAACTTTAATAATAAAGCACAAGAACTTTTCCGTAAATGGTATATCGATGGTCGTATGTACTTCCATCATATTTTACACGAAGATCCAACTGAAGGTATAAAAGAAATTCGTCCAATTGATCCTCTTCTCATCAAGAAAATCAGAGAAGTAAAAAGAGGAGCAAAGATAGGAAACATTCCTATTATTCAAGATGTTGATGAATACTATGTCTTCTCAAATTATGAAAAATTAAATCCACATGATTCAAAGGGTCTTAAGATTTCACCGGACTCTATCAACTATGTGAATTCTGGTCTTTACGACTATTCAAGTAAAAGAATTATCGGATTCTTACACAAAGCAATTAAGCCTCTCAATCAATTAAGAATGGTTGAAGATGCTACAGTCATCTATCGTTGGTCGCGTGCTCCAGAGCGTCGTGTGTTCTACATCGATGTTGGTTCTCTACCGAAGAACAAAGCAGAGCAATACATGCGCGATCAGATGAATCGTTTCCGTAATAAACTTGTTTATGATGCAAATACCGGAGAACTCCGTGATGATCGTAAACACATGAGCATGTTGGAAGACTACTGGCTACCCCGTAGAGAGGGTGGTCGTGGAACTGAAATCTCAACTCTACCCGGTGGTCAAAACCTTGGAGAGATGGCAGATGTTCTTTACTTCCAAAAGAAACTTCTAAAGGCACTCAATATTCCAGAATCTCGTATTGAAGCAAATACAGGATTCAATATGGGTCGTGCATCTGAAATTTCAAGAGATGAACTTAAGTTTGCTAAGTTTATTAATAGACTTCGCTCAAAGTTCAGTGAACTTCTATTGAATTTCTTAAGAGTACAACTTCTATCTCGACAAGTAATGAGTGATGATGATTGGAAACAAATCTTCCAAAAGATACAATTTAAATATGCAACTGATTCATATTTTGCAGAATCTAAGCAAGCAGAAATTCTTCGTGATAGAATTGCAATTCTTCGTGATGCTGCAGACTATTCTGGAAAGTTCTATTCTGATAAATGGTTAAGAAAGAATCTTCTTCGTCAAACCGATCTTGAAATTCAACAAATTGATGTTGAGATTCAAGAAGAACAACAACAGCAATTAGAGAAACAACAACAGGCAGCACAAGAAGCAGCACAAGCAGCAGCAATGTCTGGTGGTGGAGCAGATCAACAAGCAGCACCTGAAGGACAAGCAGGTGGCGAAGGTATAAATAACCAAGCACCACAAGTAGATCCAACGGGAGGTAAGACATTCGATGCCAGCAGCCTATTATGATATACAAGCAGATGAGGGTTCATCCTTTCGTCTTAAATTAAAATTTCTTGATAGTAATAAAAAATTAGTAAATTTGGTAAATCCACCACCATCTGTTATTGAGGGATTTGAAGATAGTTTTCGTAAAGATACTGATGGTAACTATGTCATTAAAGCATATGCTCGAATGCAAGTTAGAGATAGTGTAGACGGTGATATTCTTCCAGTAGATCAAAATAATACACCAACCAATATGGTTGATGATACAAATCTCTGGGGACAAAGTAATTTAAATTATACCAATATTCAAATAAAACTTAAAGATGATAGTACCGATAATGATTCTAATATCATCATTACCATAGATGCAAATGTAATGTCAAACATTGATTATGGTAATTTTTTATATGATTTAGAACTAGTATTCTCTCAGGATATCATTACAAATCCAAAAGCAGTTACATTTAGAATAATGCAAGGAAGATTTATAGTAACCCCAAATATTACGAGATAAAAATGGCATTCGTATTCTTCGTTGAAGTAGATAATAAACAACCAAAATACTTAATGAAGGTAACTTCTTCACAGGATATGATATCAATTTATCGTTCAACTGAAACTGATGTTGTTTTAGTTGGAGAACATAGAGACAGAATATATCAGAGCAGCATTGAAAAATGTAAAGAGTTAGATTGTTCACAATTTTACACTTCTGCATTCACTACAGGTGCAGTATCCTTATGTGCAGATTGTGAAGAATTTATTCCTGGTGGCGGCGGTGATGGAGAATCTGGACCATGTTCTGCATATAATACTTTAAATAGTGTTAATTTTACTCCACCTGCCGCAGCAACACCTTTGAGTAATAGTAATGATACTGGAACTCTTTCTAGTTATAATTCATGGGTTTCTAGTTCTAATAACCAAGCAATATCAAGAAGTGGTTATTGGTTAGGTATGAATGTATGTAATGGTGGTGGAAGTCAATATCAGTGTATAGTTAGTTGCAGTAGTGGAAATGTTGCTGGTTGTTACCCAAATTCTAGTGCTGGTTCTGTTGGTAATGTTTATACTATTGGTGGCTCCAAATATCAAGTATATGATGCAATGCAACTTATAACTTCAGGATTTTCTATACCAACTAGTGGAACATTTCCATTATTATCAGGAAATCCAACAACTTCTGCAGGAACTCCCGGAACCTCTTGTGGAAGAACTATTACAACGGTTCACTTTGCTGGTGATGGTAATTCAAATTGTATAACCGATAATGGTCATAACGATAAATGTAAAAACTGTATGGATGGTTCTAATCCAAAAACAGGAACTTTACCAACATCTTCACAAACACAATTTCCAAATGATATAGCACTGTTTGGTGATCATACCAATACAGTATTAAGTACTGGATCAAATTGTTATTCTATTGGTAATAGCGGTACAAGTGGTAGTAATGGAGCAAATGCATCATTATTTTCAGGATGCTTTGCGTTGGGTGGTGGTCCAAGTGGAACGACAAAACCAACAACAATTGGTGCTGCAGGATTAACTTCTTTTGGAAGTTGTGGAGAGTGTATTGGTAAAATGTTATCAGATTCGAATGGATCTAAAGGACCAGGATGCTGTCTATCAGCATGTAATCGCATAGGTATTAATGGAGCACCAACAAGAAGTGGTGCGGGTTCTACATTATGGTCAGAAGGTTCTGACATATGGTCTAAGTTTTGGCCAGGTGATACTTATGATCAAAAGTATAGAACTCCGGATAATAGCAATTCATGGGGCGCATGTTTAGGTAATACAACAGCAAATTCAATTTATTCTTTACCATGCAATCCGACAAGTTATTGTGATAATGGTAGTGCTTCTTTACCAACCATAGTAGAAACTAATCATGTTACAGGTGCTTCTTGTTCATGTAGTGGTGCTGGTATATGGCCTGAAGGAACGGGTTGTATACCTAGTATTCCTCCTACTAATCCTCCAATTTATTTTCCAGGAATTAAATGTTCTGATGATTGTACAATAGTACCAAATGTTGTTGTAGGATATTCTAACTGTCCAAGTGAAAAATCATATGCGGCGTATTATAACCCAACAGAATGCTCAGTAATTGAAGACTGCGCGGGCACTGTACCAGTAGATTCATCACAGGGGAGTGGTTGTGGAGCAAATATACCAGTTATTTACGATAAATTTTTTTCCAGAATTGTTTTTGATGATGATGATAGTGATACTCAAACAAGTATTGCTGAAACAACCAAATCATTAATATCATCTCAACTTGGAGCGGATGCTGGTAGTTGTGGTATAGCTGGCCCGTCGCAGGCAGTGGGAAATGTAACACATTTAACAATAAGTGGTTTAATAACTTGTGATGCTGGTGGAGGATGTCCAACAAGAGGATCTACTAGTGGTTATTTTGCTATAAGTCAGGTAAGAACTTTATTGGCTGCTGGTTACGGTACTGGTGGAGGTGCATCAGGAGAAACATCAATGTCTACAGATCAAACTGCTTCATGTTGTTTACTCACAATACAAAGTCCTTGGACTCCATCAGATAATTCTTGGAATGTTAAAAATTGTAAAGATACAGGAAAACCTCATTTAAATTGGGTACAAGAAGCATTCGGTAAAGATTCAAAATGTAGAACCAATCCCAATCCATGTGATTGGTGTTAGTAAGACTAAAAATTATTTTTGATATATAAGATAAAGGAATTAAATATGAGCAATTTTATTAATAATTTGTTAAATGGTGATTTAGAAGGTTTTAGAAAGAACATTTTTGATACTCTCTATGCTAAAGCAGGAGAGCAACTAGATGATAGAAAGGTAGAAATTGCAAATAATCTTTATTCTACCCCAGAACAAGAAGAAGATGAAATAGAAGAAACAGAGGAATAATAAATGAAACTAATCACAGAAACAATTCAAGATGTTAAGTATGTAACCGAAGCAGCAGAAGACGGTAAAAAGTCTCTTTTTATTGTTGGTCCTTACATGGTTGCAGAAGAACAAAACCGCAACGGTAGAGTTTATCCTGAAAAGATTCTAAGAAATGCTGTTACCGCTTATATGAAGAATTATGTAAACGCAGGTAGAGCATTTGGTGAACTAGGACATCCAGAAGGTCCAACTGTAAACCTAGATAAAGTTTCACATTTAATTAAAGATTTATCATTTAATGGAACAGTTTGTGAAGGAAAAGCCAAGATTTTAACAAATACCCCAATGGGCAAGATTGCAAGCAGTCTCATTGAAGAAGGTGCAAAACTAGGTGTTTCCAGCCGTGGTATGGGTTCTTTAAGAGAATTCCAAGGTGTAAACCATGTTCAAGAGGACTTTATGCTTGCAGCAGTAGATATCGTTGCTGATCCATCAGCCCCAGGTGCTTTCGTCAATGGCATCATGGAAGGCAAGGAATGGGTTTGGAATAACGGAATTATGCAAGAAGTTCAAATATCAAATTATAAAAAAGCAATGAATAATGTTTCTAGAAAAGATCTAGAACAGACCCAACTCAAGATATTTGAACACTTTTTGTCAAAAATTAAAGAATTATAAATAAAAACAGAAACTACGATCAAGGAGATTATCAAAATGGATCCAAAGAAACTAGCAGAAGAAATCCTCAACCAACTCTTCGAAACAGAAGAACTTGTTGAAGCAAAAGAAACCGAAGAAGAAGGCGAAGAGTATGAGGGCGAAGAAGAAGGTAATGAAGAAGAGGAAACTGATGAAGAAGGCGAAGAGGAAGAAGGTAAGACATCAAATGCTTCTACTCTCAGCATGAAGTCTTCTCCAACACAATCTGCTGGTGGCAGTAAGGATGCTGTTGATTTTTCGGGTAAGGGTAATCAACCTTGGCCGGGTGTTGGCGCTGCTCAAGAATTCCAAACAACTGGTGTTTCAGCAGAAGCAAACAGAGCAACAAGAGCAATGAAGCCATCTTTTGCTGGCGTTGAAATGCCATCCATGAACAAAGAAAAAGTTCAAGAAGATGTTAAGACACTCTTTGGTGCAGATGTATCAGAAGAGTTCATAGAGAAGGCATCTTCACTTTATGAAGCATCATTAAATACAAATCTTCAATCAATCACAGAGCAAATGGCAAATCTCTTCGAAGAGAAACTTGCAGAGCAAACTATGATGGTTGCTGAAGAATTAGAAAACAAGATTAACGATTACCTCTCATATGTTGTAGAGGAATGGATCAACGAAAATGAGTTAGCCGTAGAGAACGGTCTTCGTACCGAGATTGCAGAAAGTTTCATTGAAGGTCTAAAGAACCTCTTCGTAGAATCATACATTGAGATTCCAGAAGATAAGACCAACATTTTTGATGAAATGACAGATGCAATTGAAAATCTAGAAACTAGAGTAAACGAAGAGATGGAAAGAAACATCTCTCTCCGCGAAAAGGTAGCACTTCTAGAAGCAACAGCAGCATTTGAAGAAGAAACCAAGAGTCTAAAGTCTATTGATGTACAAAACCTCAGAAAACTTGCAGAAAATGTAGAATTCTCAAGTGTAGAGGATTTCAGATCAAAGGTTAAAGTTCTTGTTGAAAACTATTCAAAGGCAAAGTCTACTCCAGTAAAGTCAGTAAAAACAGCAGAAAACACCGCTGTAGGTGCTGTAATTGACAATTTAATGGAAGAGACAGAGCAAAACGAAGAACAACAATTCATAAATGAGAACATCAAAATGTATTCAGATGTTCTCGGTAGAACACTCGAAGGTTAAGTCTAAAAAATTAAAATTATATATAAAATAGAATTCTAAAAAGGAGCTAGAAAAAAATGGACCCCACTCGTCAACTATTATCAGAGTCAGTAAAGAACAAATGGAAGCCAATCCTTGAGCACAAGGCACTTCCAGAGATCAAAGACAATTACAAGAAGCATGTAACCACAGTTCTCTTAGAGAACCAAGAGCAATGCCTCAAGGAAGCACAAGGCATCCTAGGCACACAACTCGGTACATCAAACCCAGGCGCAGGCACAACAACTGGTATCGATTCATTCGATCCAATTCTTATCAGCCTAGTTCGTCGTGCAATGCCAAATCTAATGGCATACGACATCGCTGGTGTTCAACCAATGACCGGTCCAACCGGACTCATCTTCGCAATGAAGAGCCGTTACGGTGGCGCAAATGCTACAACAGGTCTAAGATCTGGTAACGAAGCACTTTTCGCTGAAGGAGATTCTGGTTTTAGTAACAGCAGTAGCGTTTCTGGTTCAACCGGATCAGGTGCTGGTGCTCAAATCGGTAACATGGGTAACCTCTTTGCTGACGATGTTCAAAGCACTGACGGTCAATTCGAGCCAGGTCGCGGTATGTCAACCAGTATCGGTGAAAACCTCGGTGGTAGTACATACGGTTTCAATGAAATGTCCTTCACAATCGAGAAGACAGCAGTTGAAGCAAAGACTCGTGCTCTAAAGGCAGAGTACACCATCGAAATGGCACAAGACCTCAAGGCAGTTCACGGTCTAGATGCTGAAACCGAA